TCAAATAAACGTTGTCGGGCCGGGAATGCTTGGATCTACACGTGAGGCAGAAACTATTCTCATGGGTCAATTCCGTTTCTTTACTCCAAACACTTTCTTGACATATCCAAACTACGTTCAACTCGAACGCTCACAAACATTCGGATCAGGTGATCCAACCGCAGCTGATAAATTGTATTGCTATCGAATTGTTTCAGTTATTTCTGATGATCTTGGCGATGGAGCCCTGGCAATTATTCCTGCAGCACGTCAAATTCTCAATGGTTACATGGACGAGGAAACAGAACTTGTTTACATGCAACGTCTAAAGCGATCATACGAACTTGCGAATCAGGTGTAAACATGAGGTTCATGCTGCCGACGTTTACTCCGTCGTATGACAGTTCGTGGAGCGACAGCATTCCAACGTTTGGTAAGCCACGCCCTTCAATACCCGTACGTCGTCAAACAAAGTTCTATGTTGACAAACGACCGACGATGAAAGAAGAAAAGAAAAAAGTAGAACCTAAACTTACGCCAAGAATCTTACCTACTTGGTTAATCAGTAAGTTTGCTGCTTACCCATGGGTTGGCGACAAAGAAGTTACTCAAGATCATTACCGCGCACCAGTGCTTTACTAAACAGGATAGTACACGTCACACTGTCCACATATGCGACATCGCTTAGTAACTTCAAGAAGTCCATTGTCGAGATACTTCTCATCAATGTCCATGTGTTCCTCGTCATCGTATTCCATTACGTAGCATACGTAGTAATCATCGTTGGCTTGTACGTAACAATCTGGTAACTGATCGTCTTTCATCCGTTCACTCTCCCGAGAATCTCAAGACTCCGAAAACAAAGAACATCAACAACACCCCAATGGGTGTCGAATAATTCATCACCATCAAAAAGAACACATTGGCAAAGAGCACATTGTCCTAATTTCATTCTTCTTCCTCCTGAATATTCAAGCGAATACAAATGCGTACGTCGCACACTGGACAATGCCAAGCGTAACCTCGACCTTCGACCACGGTAAAGTCGAAGATTTCCAAAGGTTCCATGTGTCCGGGAGCGCCATTTGCATTACGTGCATGATCGCACATGACATCCATTGAGAATCTCATTCATCTTCCTCCTCAAGCTGTGTGATCCGACGCTGATATGTCACTAGACGTACTGTAGCCTCATATCCTAGCGTCTCAATGAGCGCGGATATGCACTGAGAAGTCTTGTAATTATTCTCCTTCAGCAGTTTTAGGACAGCATCAGCCCTGTTGCTCACGGTTATGGAGTATTGATTCGCCATGTATTACGCTAAATAATAATGTTATTTAGTATCTGCGGAAAAAAAAGCCTACGGCAGAATAATATGGGGGGGGCATTTCAATAGGGGTGGTGGTCGGGGACGGGCGGTTTGTCCGATTAACTCGCTTCGCTCGCGAAGATGGGCTGCAGATTGCAGGGGAACACGAACATGTTCGGTTTAGTTTATACACCGTCGATGCTTAGAAGGGTACATGGCGACCGCAAAGACAGGCTCCTTTTACCTTACCGAAACGATTACACTACCGGCAGCATCAGCGCCCGGAACAAGAGTACAAGGCTCTATTGATCTTGGAGCATATGTTAACGTGGCTACAGGCCAAGCAATTGCAATCGATCAAGTAGATTTTATTTGGCAACGTGGCGACACTTATTCTCAATTGGCTGCTCAAATGGCTACAGCGGATGCAGCACTTTCAATGCAACTTAGCGATCTAAACCCGGGAACCAGATTTATTCGAGCAGATAATCAATCCCTTATTGCTTCAGGTTCGATGCAGATTGACTTTACTAACAACGTAACTTCATTGAGCACCGATCTATATCCTGATAACTTTGGCCCTGCTGCACTAAGTGAATCCTTCATGGTAGTTAACGACAGTCTGTACTTAGTTGGTGGAATCGATTCTGGTGCTCCATCTGGTGCTGAACCTCTTTCCTGTACAGTTCGGATCCGTGCACGTGTAGTTAAACTCTCGAACAAGGATTGGATGGCCATTGCAATACAATCGACCGCTTCAGACAATTGAGGTGGGTAGAATTGGCTTGCGAAACGTGCAGACTCCTCAAGGAGTTGCTTGAAAGTGCCGGCGTTCCTTCTAACATTGCTACGCCTGCTTCCAAACTTGCTAAACCTCTTGAGGATAAAGCCAAGGCGAAAGTCAAGCGGAAGGCTTCAGATTACAGTAAGCGGTATGGTCGAAACTTCAAGCGGATCGCAGGAAAGTACAAACTCAAATCTGGAGCATGGGCCAAGAACGGATTCAAACGCGCTCAACGAGAAGCCCACAGACTTACCAAGAAAAAGAAATAAATTCTGAAGTGATACTATGACCGACGACCGTACTCTATCTGCAATGCACCCGGCCTTACTTGCTACGTTCGAAGATGCTGCAGGTGGTTGGCAGAATCTAAATGGTTGGGAAATTGCTTCATTCAATACACTATATCACGAAACTCAAATTGATCTAAGTGGATATGCTGCTAAGTCTCTTACGTACTTTCCTGAAGCAGTTGGAATTCAAGATCCTGGTACTTACTTATCTCGTGGTGGTCCTGGAGCAACTTATACCGCATTGCAAGTTCTTGATATCATAACTTCTGTACCAATGAACATTCAAGAAATTGCAGATGCTCAAATAAACGTTGTCGGGCCGGGAATGCTTGGATCTACACGTGAGGCAGAAACT